ATGAGTATATTTGGTGGTGTAAAAGATATTTTTGATAAAGCGTTTAATTATAAAAAAAACAAGAAACAGGTGCCAACGGTAAAAACCATAACTGCAGCAATGCTTTATTCTGCAATCGAAACTCAAAATAAAAATACCCTCAAATCGAGTATGGACGGCGCTAAACTCGATGATGTTAAAGGGGCAGTTGGTAAGTCACCTAATAAGGTATCAACGCTTTTACATTTTGCTGTGGAAAAGGGGAATGACGAAATATTAAAGATCTATTTAGAGTCTTTGAAATCTTTAATACAAAATAAAGAGGACCTAACGAATCTTTTGGAAGCTAAAGATTCCAATGGTAAAACTCCTGTGCAGATTGCACAAGAAAAAAATAGGTCAGACCTATTAGATACTTTAAGAAAATATGGGTGTCAGACTGATAATCTAAAATATCCATTGCATTTTTTTGTGGAGAATGGAAATAATGAAAAATTAGATGGGTATTTGGAGTATTTAAAAGGTCTAATAAAAAATGAAAAAGATCTAGCGAATTTTTTAGGGGCTAAAGATTCCAATGGTAAAACTTCTGCGCAGATTGCACTAGAAAAAAACAGGCCAGACCTATTAGATACTTTAATAAAACATGGGTGCCAGATTGATAGCTTTGAATCTGTATCAATACAAAAAGCTCAGAAAGGCGAGATTGATGCAAAAAATAATCAAAAACAAACTTCATCTTTAGACGGCCATAATGAGAATTCAGAATCGCATCGCTTGCCACAACCTACCCAGCCTTCGGTAAATAAAGTAGAAATAGACCGTGGGCCACAAAATACTGCCAGGCATACAACTGCAAACCAGATACCCTATAAAATTCCACCGCGTTCTAGTTCTAGGTCCTCATCAGGGAAAAAAATATAGACATAACTCGGAGTGGGTGTATCTAAAAATACGGGACGCGTTCAAAGAAAGTAGAAGGCCAGGGGAGCTTTAGAAATTTGTTGCGTATGCGCTAGATGGAGAGAAAGACAAACTTCAACTTATATCCGCGCCAGGATTCGTCGCGAAAGATGAGTTTTTAATATCAAGGATGTGATCAGAAGTGATCTATGAGTTGCGTGCTGTGTGTAATGCCAAAATTTATCATCTAATTAAGACAGACCAATTTTAGCTATTACGCTAATTTACGGCAGAATAAGAACTGCTCTATAAATTAGGGAAGATAGAAGGAATTTTTTGGTGCCCGGGGTCGGACTCATGTTGCGGTTATAGTCTGTTGTTTTATAAGGATATTTTTTTAATTTGACGTAATTTTGACGTAATGGCTAAAATTTAGCTCTTCTATTCAGGGATAGATTTAAGGGGGGCATTGAGCTTTTCTATCACTGACCCTCTAATCGAAAAAAGAGGGTGGGTAATTTCATCAAAAATTTACGTAAACCCTTTATTTATAAGGCTATGAGAGGATTTTTTCGGCCATGAAAATGATTAATTACCTTTTCTGTAACTAAAAATTACCGCTAACATTACCTTTTTCTAAAATAAAATTATCCTTATAAATCAATAGGTTAGATTGTATTTTTTTAAAAAATTACCTTGTAACCGTTTTTTTCCTCCCTAGCCTAAATATGAGTGAGAACGTATCACTCTTTCAAAACATGTCCTCATGTAAAAAAAACGCAAAAAATAGAAACGATCTAGAACGCGGTTACAAGGTAATTTTCATTAAAGAAATAACGTAAGCTATTGATTTATAAAGACTTAATAAGAATATAAAAAAGGTTGCATAAAGGTTGCAAAAGGTAATAATTACCTTTTGTATAAATAACTTAAGAAGTAAAGACTAGTCTTTCATTGCTTAATTAGGCAGATCAAACGTTTTTTTCCTCTAGCAGTAAGCGCTGCATCAAAACGCATTATTTTGCGTCGAAATGCGTCACTTTTAAGACATCAAAAATCCCCTTATCCCCTTGTTATCTGGCCTTTTCAGGCTAGCTAAAGGTGCGTTAAGAAATACGTTTTTTGCGAAAGTCGCAGGGGTGGGGGGAACTGCGTTGCTAGGGGGTAAGCTCACCACAAGCAGGGTAAAGAAAGCCCTTATAAAAGCTTCTAAGGAGATAGAACTAAGAAAGTATGGAGTTATGAGGGGCAGCGGCTAGAAAGCCTCTGGCGCTCATCTATAGAGGAATAAGACGGGTAAATATTAGCCGTCTATCAAAAGCGGAGATTTAATTTAATCAGCTTTAAACTTGATCACTTCCTTATCCAGCCATGTATTCAACTCAGTAAAACGTGCTTGCAACGGTTGAATCTCATGCTGGGTAAAGAGCTTCGCGGCGGTATCAGCCGCGCCAAAGCCGCCCGTATTACTTGGCACAATGCCTAAAAGCTGGGCTGGCACACGATGCGCGGTGAGTAAATCATCTCGCGTCACATTCTTGATATTAAAAAACTCATCTTTGGCTGTGACTTCAGAAACCGGAATCAGCTGCAACCCATCTTTTTTGCCATTGGGCGCATAAATAAATAGATTTCTAAAGTTGCCCGGCCCTTTGCTTTCTTTCAGCGCTTGCCTTAGGCCGTTCACATCGGCTTCCTGATGTGCCGCATCAGTCATATACAGAATAAAACCGGCATGGCTGCCATTCTCGTAATATTTACGCCGAAACAACGTAGCGGATTCATTGAGCCAGGCCGCATGTAATGCGGCTAAGTATTCGGGTAGGCCATACACTTCTTGATTAATGTCCGGTTCCATCAGATGCAAGATGTGCTTTGCATCAAATAGATGTTCTTCTTGCCAGCCTGTGACGAAGTAATACGTTTTTAGGTCTACGCCACGACGCATGTATTTAGCTAGTACAGGCCGTAATTCGATAACCTGTCCCAATCGATTACAACGCTTTTCTAAATACGCATTCCCAAACACTAAAAAATCCAGCGCTAAGCGACTAAACGCCTCACGCGAGAGCCACGGATGCGGAATAAATGATGAGGTTAAGACTTTACATTTAAAGTAAATAGCCGAGCTGTGATGCGGACTGGTCTTAAGGGATTTAGCGAGGCCATCCCAACTCATCGGCGGCTCGAACCATTTGCCATTCATCCAACATGCCAGATAATCCAACATCTCAGCCTGATTGAGCGCTGGCATCGGCTCACCGAAAGTAAAGCTTTCAATGCTCATTAGTAAAACTCCATAAAGCTGTGGTTATCTCCGCCTGCTAACGGCTCATGATCGAGCGCATGCAAACAAGCCCAAGCTAAGTCAGCATGGCCGGTGGTTTCGTTACGATTGGCTTGGTAAGTGACTTGCCGCCCACTGGCGGTTAAGGTTTGGCGGATGCTCATTAACGCTTGCGCTAAGTCTGTCCAGCTGGCATCAAACGCTAATCGCTGGCGGCGAATCACCGCTTGGCCTTTGAGCACTAAGCGGCTTTTGACTTCAGGGGAATAATTGAGACTGGTGACAGCAGGAAAGAAACGCCGCACCAGCTGAAACACCCCTTGCCCCATCCCGGTAGTATCGATACCGATATAAGCGACATGGTAGCGCTCAGTAAGTTGCTTGATTTGTTCGGCTTGCGTTTCGAAGTCCATCCCGCGCCATTGGTATTTTTCCAGCAGGCGGAATTTATCTTTGGACGTGAGCGGTGGCGCCACGACGACGCACCCGGCTGCATCGCGTGATAAAGAAGGGTCGTAGCCTATCCAAACTGGCTTATTCCCTAACGGCCGCTGGGCAAACGGCTTAAAGTCTTCCCATTCGGCCCACGCATCGATCATGCAACGCTGAAGTTCAGCGAGCGTAAAAACCGAGGCGGTGTCATCAATAAACTGACACATCAGTAAGTTTTGATAATCGTTGGTGCTGTATTCCCGTTTCAGCTGCGCCAGATCGAATAAATCACAACCTTGGCTAACGGCATCTTCTACCGTCACCCTTTGTCGCCATTGCCCATCCTCACCCAACCGCCCCATTTTTAAAGCTGCGTGGCTGGTGTCAATCTTGATTTGTTCATCCGCTTTACGCCCTCGATTAATCTGTTCTCCACTCCAAAACGGGTATGCCTCATGGTTGAGACTGGACGGCGTCGAGAAATACGTTTTTCGCCATTTCGCGTGCATCGCCATACCGGAGGCGACTTTGTTTAACGTCGTAAATTGGGGCGTCCAGAAATACTCATCGAAATAGAAATTGCCGTGGTAGCTTTGCGCGGTGCGGGCGTTAGTGCTGAGGAAATAAAGCGTGGCATGATTGGGCAGCACGATCGGTTCTCCGCGCAACTCCACACCAGTCACGTCTTGCGCAAACTGAATCACGTACTGTCTAAAGATTTGCGCTTGCGCTTTGCTGGCTGAGAGAAAGATTTGATTGCGCCCGGTCTCTAACGCATCAATCAATGCTTCTCTCGCAAAATACCAAGTAGCACCAATCTGACGCGACTTCAGTAAGTTACGCGTGCGCTGATGGCCGTTGCGATACCAAACCTTTTGATAATCAAATAACGAATCGATAAAGGCGTGCCGTAATTGGGCTTGCTGTTCTTCTGTTAAGGCGTTACGGGGCGGCTTCTTAATGGCTTGTGCTTTAGCTGGTTCTGCTCGACTCAGCCGCTCAATTTGGCGGGTGAGTAAGTCAATCTCTTTGAAGTCCTTGCCTTCTTTATTCTCTTTTTCAATCAATCGACTTAAGCGTATTTCTAATGAAGACGCGACACGCTCCGCCACGCTTGATCTGTTCCACTCTTCGCGCTGCTTCCAAGAGGCCAGCGTTGAGCGTTTGATCTGTAAATGATGCGCAATGGCTGAGAGCCGCCAACCTTGCCCATAAAGGTGACGGGCGACACAACGGGAATCAGAGGAATAAGCATCAGACATGGTGCTTACCGTATCCATGCCTGGCCGCTTGGGCGAGCCTTAAAAGTTCTCCTCAACGTGAGGAGAACTTTGTTCGCTTGAAAGCCTCAGCCAACCCGCCGACGATGTCCACATCATTCACTGTTCACGGATTGGCTGATGAGTCTTTCACCGAAATTTTTTCGTGTGGCAACCGAAGGGGCCACGATTGACGGGCGCACCATTAAGCGCACTTGGCTTGAGCAAATGGCGGCCAATTATCAACCTAACATTTATGGCGCACGGGTTTTTATCGAACATATCCGCGGCACCGTCCCTGACAGCCCCTTTAAAGCTTATGGCGATGTGCTCGCGCTGAAAACTCAAGAAAGGCCAGATGGCAAGCTAGCGTTGCTTGCGCAGATTGAACCGACACCGGAGTTAATCGCGCTGGTGAAGGCCAAGCAAAAAATCTACGCCAGTGTGGAGATTGACCCAGACTTTGCCGATACCAAAGCCGCTTATTTAGTGGGGCTAGGCATTACCGATAGTCCGGCGAGTTTAGGTACTGAGCGCTTATCTTTTTCGCGGCAATCTGGCTCTGCACTGATTTTTTCGGCGGCCGTTGAAATGGAAGCCGAAGAAGAAATACCTTCTGTGCTCACAAAAGTAAAAACCTTGTTAGGTCTCACCAAGCGCCCACCGCTGCCAGCAGACAGTGCATTTTCCGATCTGAACCAAGCGCTAGAAACGCTCGCAAGCCATAGCCGCGAACAGCTCTACGCCTTCGAGAGATATCAGCAGCGCTTACAAGCACTCGAAGCACGTTTAACCGAACTCACGACGGCTCACACGCAAGACCGCGAAGCCTTTTATACGTTGCAACAACAACTTGAATCTACCCCTGATCACCAGTCTAAGCGCCCCCTCGCCACAGGTGTGCATGTAGCCCTGTTGAGCGATTGCTAAGAGGAAGCCCTATGCGTACCGAAACCCGTTCCGCCTTTAATGCCTACTTAAAGCAAGTCGCTCAGTTAAACGGCATCGATGAGGCGACACAAAAATTTACCGTCGCCCCCAGCGTCCAACAAAAGCTCGAAACCCGCATCCAAGAATCCAGCGCCTTTTTAAAGCGTATTAATGTGGTGGGGGTCAGAGAACAAGAAGGGGAAAAATTAGGCCTCGGCATTGGTTCCCCGATTGCCAGCACGACCGATACAGCTAAACAAGATCGCCAAACGTTTGACCCATCAGACTTAGATAACCATCGTTATCGCGCCGAGCAAACCAACTTCGATACGCATATCACCTATGCCAAGCTCGATGCGTGGGCGAAGTTTGATGATTTTCAAGCGCGTATTCGGGATGTGATTATTAAACGCCAAGCGCTGGACCGCATCGCCATTGGGTTTAATGGGGTGAAGCGTGCCGCTACGTCAGAGAGGGCGAAAAATCCTTTATTGCAAGACGTCAATCTCGGTTGGCTGCAACGCTATCGCAATGAAGCGCCGCAGCGCGTGCTCGATACAGGTAAAAAAGGTGGTGCTATTTGGCTGGGAACAGGTGGCGACTATATCAACTTAGACGCCTTAGTTTTTGATGCAGTGAATACGCTCATTGATCCGTGGTATCAGGAAGACACCGAACTGGTTGTGATTTGCGGACGTAAGTTATTACAAGACAAATATTTCCCGATTATCAATGTTGATCACCGGCCGACTGACATGCTCGCGGTCGATTTAATTATGAGTCAAAAGCGCATTGGGAATTTACCAGCCGTTAGGGTGCCTTACTTTCCCGCCAATAGCTTATTGATTACCCGCTTAGATAATTTATCGCTGTACTGGCAAGAAGGCGGACGGCGTCGCACGCTTGTCGATAACGCAAAACGCGATCGGATTGAAAACTACGAATCCACGAATGATGCGTATGTGATTGAAGATTTTGGGGCCGGGTGTTTGGTCGAAAATTTGGATTGGGGCGGTGCCTTCCCTGACGCCAACGAAGCCGCATGAAAAGTCTCGCCCAACACCATCTCGACCGCATGCAGGCCAAAACGGCAGCCACGGGCGAAACTCGCGCTGACGCCAGTCATTACGCGCTGATGCTAGCGAAACTCGCGACAGACCGCCGACGGCTTAAAGCGATTCAATCGTTAGAGCGCAAGATTGCCGTGAAACGCGAAATCTTGCCTGACTATATCGACTATGTCGCCGGTGTCTTAGAGAGCGAACCAGGGGTGCAAGACGAGGTCTTAACTAGCGTCATGGTGTGGCGCATTGACGCGGGAGACTATCCCGGCGCGCTGGCCATTGCTGATTACGCCCTCAAGCATGGCTTAACGTTGCCTGACCAATACGAGCGCACGCTGGCTACCTTAGTCACCGAGCAAATCGCTGAAGCGGCACTCACCGCCGGTGCTTGTTTTGATCTGACGATATTAACCACCCTAGCGGCCATCACTGAGATGCACGATATGCCCGACCCGGTGCGAGCCAAACTCCATAAAGCCTTAGGCATTGCGCTACAAGCAACCCAAGCGGCTGACGCTTTAACCCATTACCGCCGCGCCCTTTCTTTACATGAACGCTGCGGCGTCAAAAAAGAAATTGATCGTCTTGAACGTGAGCTAGCCCAAGTGTCCCCCAACCAAGCGGCGCAGGATAAGGCAGCGCTTACGGGTTAAGCCTTATTCCTGCCCACCGCTTTTTTAAAAGGCGCATGAATGGATTTTATAGCGGCGGCACCGAGCGATAAGCCAATCATCATTGCTAACGATGGCTGGTTCCCTGATATCGAGATGAGTCATTTACGCGCCGCGATGCGCTTAGATGGCACGGTGACGGATTGCCGTTTGGTGGAAGCCGTCATTGCAGCCGTTACTAGCGTGAATACTGAACTCGCTCGTTGGCAAACCAAGCAACAGTTAGCCGGTTATCGACAATTAAAAGACGTACCAGCAGCACAAGTAAATCATGAAAGTGTGCTGCTCTCGCATTATCGACGCGCTATTTATGCGTTAACTAAAGCGGAATTGGTTGAACACTATCGGGATTTTGATAGTACAAAATCCGGCCATCAGCAGGCGGGCGAGCTTGAACCCACGATTGACACCGATCGACGCGCCGCCCGTTGGGCTATTCGTGATTTGCTCGGTCTGCCGCACGCCAATATGGAATTGATCTGATGATCGTCACCGCGCAACAAGGCGAAATACTCGATGCGCTGTGCTATCGGGTGACTCACCGCACCGCTGGGCTAGTGGAAGCCGCTTTAGCAGCGAACCCCGGACTCGCTGAGCATGGGCCACGCTTGCCGCATGGTTGCCCGGTGGTGTTGCCCGATACGCCCGTTAGCTCTGTGGTTCTTCGTCCTCTTCAATTGTGGGATTAGCCAATGCCTGAACCTATTTCAACCTCTTTTGCGACTACCCTCACCACTGCTGTCACGGCGGTGTCGTTATGCCCAGGCGTGGATGCCAGTATCGTCATTGGGGCCTTTGCTGGGGCCGTGGTGTTTGTGATGGCATCTACGCAGCTAACGCTGGTGAAGCGTGTGGCTTTTTTTATTGTGTCGATGATTAACGGATGCTTAGGCGCCCAGACGATGGCGGCGGAGATGACATCCCTCTTCCCGGGCCATATTACGGTCGCCCCCAGTGTGGGGGCGCTTGTCGGGGCAGCAATCAGCGTGAAATTACTCCTCTGGTTAATTTCATGGGCTGATCATCTTGATACGTGGGTGAATCGCTTTAGGCAGGATAAATCATGATCTCATGGCTCACCGAAGCGGATTTCAACGCAGCGGCGGACACGCTACATCTACCGCTGGCCGTGTTGCAAGCGGTGGCTGAGGTGGAATCCAGAGGCCAGGGATTTTTACCGGATGGGCGGCCCGTGGTGCTGTTTGAGCGGCATATCTTTTACAGGCAACTGCATCAGCATGGACTGGATGCCGCTGCATTGACTGCTTCTTATCCTGATTTAATTTGTTTGACACCTGGGGGTTATCAAGGTGGTATCGCTGAATATCAGCGCCTAGCGCTTGCTCAGCAAATACACGAGGCAGCCGCGTATGAATCGGCCAGTTGGGGTGCGTTTCAGGTGATGGGGTTTCATTGGCAAGCATTAGGTTATGCCAGCGTAGAAGATTTTGTTAAGTGTATGCAGCGTAGCGAGCGTGATCACTTAGACGCCTTTGTCCGTTATCTCCAACATCAGCCCGCTTTAATTCAGGCCCTGCAACATCAGCAATGGGCAGACTTTGCGCGAGGCTATAACGGCCCCAGCTTTGCGCGTCATGCGTATGACATCAAATTAGCGCAGGCATGGGGAAAGCATGCCGCGTTAGCGCAGCGTACTGCATGATGTCGTTGATCTCAGCGCGTTTAGGGGCGTTGATATTGTTAAGCGCGGCTCTATTTGGCTATATCCAAACGCTCAAGATAGCCACCTTACGCGTTGAACGAGAGAGTGCGCAACAAGGCAATGCTGAAAGAGACGCGCTGATTCAAACCTTACACCAACAAGCGAGCGAGCATGAAGCGGCACAACTTGCTTTGCAGCAACAACTTGCCCACCTTCATCAAGTCCACACCCAGCGTAAAACCACAATTCAAAAAAACTATGAAACCAAGACAGTACGCACTTGGGCTAATGCTCGGCTGCCTGAGTCTATTATCGGCTTGCGCCAGCACGTCGACTTTATCGGCACCGCTTCTTATGCTCAACGCTTGCCCCAAGGTAACAGCCTGCCAACTCCCCGCCAGTGCGCCAAAGACAAACGGTGAACTCAATCTTGCGCTAGAAGCCGCTGAAGCGGCGTGGGCAGCATGTGCGGCCCAAGTTGAGATGATACAAACCTGCCAAGCCCACGCTCACCCATGATCAAGCCCGCCAGCTTACGCGCTGCCCTCACTCAAGCCATCCCTGAATTAGCGCGTGCGCCGGATAAATTATTGGTGTTTATTGATCAAGGCAAGATCAATGCGACGCAAGCTAAATCGCTGTCGTATGAATATGACTATCGGTTAAACGTGATCGTCACCGATTATGCAGGCAGCGCCGATCATCTGATGGTCGCTGTATTGACTTGGGCCAAACGCCATCAGCCCGAATTACTCAGCTATCCCAATGCAACTAGCCTCACCTTTGAAGTTGACCAGTTAAATCACCAAAGCTGCGATATAGCATTGACCTTGCCGTTAACGGAACGGGTAATCGTGACGATGGATGCCGCATGCTCGCCCCATATCGAGCATGCAGATGAACCGTTACCAGATTGGGAAAAAGCATGAAGGACGAATTGCAGCAAGTCGACAGTTGGGCCTTTGCGCTTCTCGCTAAATGGCAACCGGTTAAGCAGCGGCAGCTCATGCGCGAGATAGGCAACGCGCTACGCCGTTCCCAACAACAACGTATCGTCGCACAACAAAATCCAGACGGCACGCCCTTTACGCCACGCAAACCACGGGCAAAGCCCTTACGAGAAAAGTCCAAACGAATTCAACATCGGGCGATGTTCGCTAAATTACGCACGGCAAGATGGTTAAAAGGAGAGAGTGATGCGCACCAACTCAGCATTGGCTTTATCGGGCCAGTGGCTCGATTAGCGCGAGTCCATCAAGAAGGGAAAGTTGATCGCGTCGCCCCCGGCGGGCCGCGTTATCGCTATCCGGCACGGGGGCTACTGGGATTGACGCAAGCAGATAAAGAAATGATTCGAGACAAATTATTAGCGCACTTTTTAGGCTAATGGCAAGTCTGCGTTTCACTCAGCCAAAGGCCGCTATAGTGGCAAAGCGTATCGGTGTAAGTGCTTGTCACTTCGTTAAGTCGCCCTGACTTTCCTTTTAGTGCCTCTTTAGCTTCATCGGCGCATAACATAGCTAAATCGTCGTCAATGACAACCGCCCCATCGTTAAACGCATCCTGCACTTCTTGGGCAACCCTACCAAGTGATTGTCGCAGTTGCTTATCTAGCACCAGAAGGCAGCCTCGATTAATCATATCGTAAGCCTGAATATATTCCGCTTCTCATTTATCAAACCGCTGGGAGCATGTTAGTGCTATGGCTGTAGTTCATATTTTCCCCAATTCCTTGAACTAAAAAATCAAAATGATTTAGCTTTTTTATTATTTTATTGAGCATTTTTTCAATATCAATTTTTTAATTATTTTCATAATTAGTAAATAGCTGAATTTATTCAGCATCCCATTTGCTAAGCCATTCAATCAATTACTACGCTTTTATTTCTAATGTGGCGCTTTCTTAACAAGCTGAGATATTGCTTGTGTTAGTCGTATTTGATTGAAGGTTGTATAACTTAAATCATGAGCAAATCTAGGGTAAAAAGCTTAAATTGAGTAAATTTGGCAAACTAAGCCACTAATCAGTTATTGAGCGGATAGCTACTCTCTATCAAACAATGAAAATAATCTTAGTCAATATTTTGGAAGCAGTCACTATACGCCAGGACATGAGCTAGGTAAAAGAGGCCACCGCCGATATGGCGCATAGTACCGAAAGCGATAAAAAAGAGGGGCTTAAATTTTGAGGAAGAAGTTTAAAGCGTGGCTATTAATCTAATGGTTAGTCTGCTAAGCAATCAATATTAAAAAAACACTTTACTTTCCCTTCGTAAAAATAAAATAATTTAAGCATATCATTTTGTCTATATATTTCTTTCTTAATTAAGTGATGCACTCAAACAAGGAAATAGATCATTATGAGCACTATTAACACTGCCACTGACCCTTTACTTTCTTCTCGGCGTTCATCCTTAGATTACCAGGCTATCTATACACGTTCCGATCAGTCTCAATATGCCAATCCATTTCAGAGTGCGGGTTCCTCTTCGCAAGCTCGCCAAAATGCAATTAATAATTATGATGCCTTGCTTTTGCATTTGCTAAACCATGAAAATGCTTTAGATTTTTTATCCAAAGAAAGCCTGGATTTATTATTGCAAAATGAAAATATGCCTGAATCATCTAAAGAAAAATTAAGGCGAGCAGAACCTTTTATTAAGTATGGCGATAATATATTTTATATGTCTCTTCCAATGACAGCTATTGCGATCATAGGGATCTGTGTTTGTCTTATTAAGGAGAGTTCTCCAGATATGGAAAATATGATGAAATTTATGACTTTAGTAGGAGTCGCATTCATGGTGTCGCTCTTGGGAGTGAGTATTCTTGTCGCAGGAAGGGGAATGCGCCGTCATGCCATTACAGAGGCATATTTACAAAGATCAACAACCCAAAGATTGCCAGTTTGATTTTACTGTTCAATTTTTGAGGGGCTATTGTCTACGGGCTTAGGTCTTTTATGTAAATTGTGAAATACCGCAATACTCAGATTGCCTCCCGATAGGAGTGCAAGAGTTTTCTTAGTATTTTCATAAGATGCTAATAATTATCCTGAGTAAATGCTTTCAGCAATTAAGCTCTGATTTAATGTTGAAAATATTTTGATTTATGACTTAAGGTATTTTACTGAAATAATGAAATAACCAGAGATTCAGGTGGCAAACGGATAGGACGATAAGAACTTTCCTCATATCTTAATGAGACAAAATTTCTATCGGCGCTTTTGTAGAAAAGCGTTTGCACAGAGGGAAAACTATGATTTATGGTTTTAGTCCAGCAGCACTAAAGAGCAACGCAGCGCCGTTATCAGCTGAATTTGAACCTCAATTTTCTCAAGATTTTTTAGGCAACTTTATTAGCGTACCTACTAAAGAAGATGTCTTAGCGCGAGCAAAAATCACCGAAGAAAAACGTGTTGACCCCTTTGTGCAACCTTTAGTGCAAAGCAAAAGCCTGACTTTATGCCATCTCAATCTTTATACGGGTGGGCCTAAAACGTTAGGGGTAGAGAAAAAAGTCATCATCAAAGAAGAGGGACAATCTTCCGCTTTAACTTTTTTCAAAGCTGCTTTTTCTCGATCTTCTAAATTATCTAAGCCTGTTGAAGATAAGGTACTAAACGCGCTTAATAAAATGAGCGCTGGCTTAGATAAAACGTATAGAAGTGATATCAATAATGAAAATGGATTAAAGCCAGAATCTAGGCAAAGAGACTTCAATGTATACAAAGATGCTCAGCATTTGATTCGAGAAGCGCACGATGCTTATCTAAGAGAAAAAAATCAAACGCAGCAAGGGCCTACAGCTTCTTACATGGGCGGCTATATACAAAGTCGACTTAATTCTAATAGCGTTGCGGCTAATAACGAAGGGATAGCCGTTAAAACGTTCACACAGGCTTGGGATGACTTACAAACCTTCGTTAATCAGATTGAGTTAGAGCATGAACCTGAAGAGCATAAGGCAAAAATTAGCGCCTTTACCCTCGCGTATAAAATCAGTGCAACATTAGGTAAAAGTGAGATAGTCACTATTGGACTTGCTATAGTACAATTCTTTGTTGAAATGGATACATTTCGAGACATACGCAATATAACGTATGAAAATGCGTTTAGAAAAACCGTAAAACAAAACTTAAAATCAGCTTTAGAGGTCAATATGAGCGGTATCGGGGGAATTCCTGCGGCACAATTTGATTATGCCGCGGGTCAAATTCATGGCTCAGTGGACAGAGTAAATCATAATTTAAATGATAAAACAGACGCTATTCTTAATAAGTTAGAAACTATTGAGGCTACTCAGCGCAAGCACGAAGAAAACCAAAGAAAACTAGAAGCCAAGTTTAATTCAGCAGCCAGAAATTTAGGGCTGCACAGTAACGATTCAACAAGTTCGTTGAACTCTGATACGACTGTAGTTGGCTCTCCTCCTAAATCTCCTCCACGTGAGGAAATTGAAGAACTCAAAAAAGAAAATGCTGCACTTCATAAGAAAGTTGACGCGTTAGAGTCAGGACAGCAGCAAATTTTAGCGCTTCTTTTAGCTCAACAGGCTAATGCAAATTCAGCTAATGCAGTAACGCGCAATGCGTAAATAGCTTTTTAATACAAGAAACCGCCGCCGTTTTTTTACGGCGGTTTTTTTATGTGTTTTCTCATTGCGCTTATTCGCGACTTCCCTTATATGAAAACCCCTGCAAGAGTTGGTGGGCGAAACCCAACTTTGCAGGGAAAAAAGTATCGTAGCTAATAGGTTGATTCAGAAAGACTAACAGCAGTGTGTAACGGCCTCATGTTTACTGCTAAGGCTAGCTACCTCGTTTGCTTTAGATTGCCCTCCAACGGTCTTCTCTTTCTCTTTCTTCAAGGTTTCAAGTTCAGCTTTCATTTCAAAGATAATGGCTTTTAAATCCTGAATCTCTTGACTATGTTGGCGCTCAAGCTGATTTATTTGTGCTCCTTGTAGAGATAAGGTTTCTCCATGCTGTTTGATCGCGATTCCATGAACAGATAGATTGGTTGCCATTGCAGTCTCCTTCAAATTTTTTAGTTGTTCAGTAAAGTTAGTGAGTGTATTACGGCGCTCTTTCCATTCTTGAGCCTTAGCTGATAGCTTGTTCTCGTATAGGTGGAAGCCGATATATGACAAGCTCGATAAAATTCCGACAGAAAGCGAAATGCAAATCGGAACCATAGACACCACAGCACAGCCTAGGACAATAGAAAGCGAGAGAGACGCGGCAACTATCGTCCCTACAGTCCCCACCAATCCACACCAAAACCGAAAATCACGAAGGCTAGGTGTTTCGCATAAACCTTGACTAGACTGTTTGATGCTTTCGGCGAAGGTAGAGAGAGAACTCACAAACGCGGTGAGGGTATCGACTTGCTCGTCAGTGAAATAAGCAAAAGAAGGCGCGGAAGTTAAAGCATTCGTTTTTTCTTGCCTGACGGCTTGATACCAACCTTGCCGCATAATCACTTCAAGCTGCTTAAGTTGCCCCTTATACTGCCCCAAGAGTTGATCAACTTTCCTCTTTTCCGAGGATGTCTGACCCGTTAATAAATACCGGCCTTCCTTTAACATCCCATACGCTTCGGGAAAGCTATCTAATAGTTCCCTCATGCGTTGCGCAGTCAAAGGTTTTTCTTTAGCAACGGGTAACACAACCTCAACAGATTCTGCTTTCCCTACGGCCAACTCAGACTTGATGATCAAAGCTTTGTTTTGAGGGGAGCACGCTTCTTTTAAAAGCTTGTATACCCGGCCCTTATTCGGCAACGCTAACCAAAATTTGGCGAAAGCGAGTAAAGAATTAAGGGTTTGAGCAATATCATCTTGCGTAAAAGGCAAGCTCGCTGAGTGAGCTTTTTCCGTTACACCGTCTGATTTCTCGTTGTAAGCAAGAGAGATTTTTTCGTTAAGGTAAGCAGAATCAACTGCTGAGGTAGCTAAAGCTTTTAAAGCCTGTTTACCTATTAGAGGAATAAAAGCAGGTCTTGCTATATTGGTGAAGTAGGCTCCGCTCATAGTACCTCCTTGTGGTGAGGTTGTTTATGAACATGATCGGAGCGAATGGTGCTTAGATAGTCGGTTAACTCCTCAGTTTCAGAAGTAATGTGACAGATAAATAAGGCTAGCCCATGTATTGAATTACTTGCTTTCTTATACAAATAGCCTGTTTTTCTGTATTTGATTTTTTTATCTAAGCTTTTAATGAGATCAATTAAGTGGCCCTCTACCTCCTTTAATTTAGAAATAGACATATTGAAGACGGCTGCAAAATCAAGAATGACAAAATTCTTAGCCAGGGTATTGATATCTTGAGAGCTAATACAAAACATCAATATTTTTAGAGTGGGAGCGAGAGAGTGAGAAATTTCAGAAAGCAGCTGTAACTGACTAGCGAATAGTGCTGTTTGGTTTTTAGTCAGAGAAAAATCTGAATACCATTCTTTCTTTGCTAAAAAATTGCTTTCTATCAGCTGAATTCGCCTGATTGATTCATGGATTCTGTCAGCAGTCCAAGGCTTTCTACAAACTAAAGCAAAGGCTGGGTCTGCATGCGTAGAAAAAGCAAATTGATTCCATTGCTGGACAGGTTGAAGAGAAATAGGAAGAGTGTTTTGGAATGAAGAGAAAGACGGGTAAGCATGCCTCGCACTAGCAGAATGCTTAGCAGAGCATTTTTTATGACTAGGTGAAATTTGGGGGAATAGACAAGAATCCCGAGGAGGGTCGGGGTAAGAATGCCATAGGTACATTATAAACTCCTAGAGGAGAGTCTAAATTCCCTGCCGGCCTTCGCTATCAATCAAAGGGGTGGCAGGACCGAGCGGGTTGATAGACTGGCCTCTAGACCAGCGAGCCTCACGGCTCCCACACTCAGCCCCGCCATAGACGGACGCCAAGATTCTAGAGGACAGGGTCTATCAATCCCTGGCCGCTGTTGTTTCAGCGGCGAACCAACTATTACAAACTTTTAAGTGGTTGTCAAACCACCTATTAAGAATCCTCTGAATACCCGAGACTTATCTTTAAGCATGCTTGTTGGCTGGCTTTCATTCGAAGTCTGCCCCAACGCCTTAAAAGCCTCTCTCTCAAAAAACAGAAAAGTCGCTCGCCTTACTCTGCTTTGAAAGTAAGAAGCGCTATTCAGTTGTAATTCATTTGCATTACAATGGAAGCAATACTTAGAAAGAGGAGTACTTTCACATGGCCGCAACAGCACTACTACAAATGCGTATTGACCCCGCTTTGAAAGAAAGCGCGGCGACAGTGCTAGAAAATTCAGGATTAAGCCTTTCAGAGGCGATACGTATTTTCTTGACAACGACGGTCAAGCAAGGAGGGTTACCGTTTATTTTAGGAAACCATAGTGCTGTGCATGACGCCTGGTTTAAAGAAAAGATACAAGAGGCTCTAGATGACATGCGCCCTAATCTTTCACATGATGAAGTTGAGGCGCACTTTGCCAAACGACGGGATGCCGCATTACGTAAAGCAGCTAAGGATAAAGCGTGAGATTAGAATGGTCGCCTTTTGCACAGGCAGATCGTGAAGCGATCTTCGATTATATTGAGGCTGATAGCCCACATGCAGCAGCTACGGTGGATGAACGTATTAGTAAGCAGGTGACAAGCTTGCTTCAATTTCCACAAAGTGGGCGTCCTGGCCGAGTTGAAGGCACGCGAGAGCTAATCATCTCTCATACCCCTTATATTGTCGGCTATTGCATAGTCGATGATGCTATCCATATTTTGCGCGTTCTACACGGCGCACAGCTCTGGCCTGATGAAATATCTTAACGTTGGGTCGTTCAACAACGGCGGCCATAAAAATAACCAGCCTGATTTTGTGGTAGTGAAAGCCGATCTCTAGCGTTATTTTTTAGTCGATACGGGGATCGAAATTGAAACGTTGACAGCAGTCTTTCTTTTAAGTCTTTTCTTTCGTTTCTTCGGCTTTCTTGGAACTCCCCAACACTTAAACATCATTTTCCTACTCGGGTAGATAGTTTTAAGGAAAATGATATTGGGCACTTCCGCTAAAAATGGCACTTCATGCAGGTAGTGATCTTCTTGCAAGCATTTATTATTTAGATCAAGCACAGCTATTTTGTGATCGGGGTGCCTTTCTTGATTAGCCTCTACCGTACTGACAATAGCGTTTGCTGCGAGTTTAAGAATAATAAATTCAAAATTAAATCCGAATTTTCTTTCTAATTCTTGGTTTTTTCTTTTTAGAAATTTATAAAATTTCGCCCCCCTCTCTATCAAAACAAAGTCGTCTTCAACCGACGTAGAAGAAAGAGAAGAAGCATTTTTTGAAGAAGAATTAGACATGATGCACTCCTAAAGAGTCAGACTATTTATACTGAGTCGCTAGAAGGCTTATTTGGGAGGGCAGATTGCAAGAGTTTTTTAATTACTGCGCTTGTTTCTTGTTTAGCTTTTTGCATATTAGCAAGACTTTCTTTATATCCCTCTAGTACTGCTTCTAGCACTACGATCTCTGTATCAACCTCTAATTCATTTTTCTCTAATTCCTCTATCTCATTCGGCGCGAGTTGTTCTGATTTTTTCTTCAGCAGAGGCAAGATGAATTGGAAACTCTCTTTTTGCTGATATAACTTTTTAAGCCCTTCCTGAATCTCTTTAATCATGTCTTCGTCTTCTAAGTCACTCATGCTTTTCTCCCAATTCATTTCTACAGATCAATATATTGTATATGGCATTTTGAAACGCTAAATATTATCGAGATCAAGTCAGGGGCATGCACTTTTAATCTATAAAACTAAAAGGCTGACTTATCTCTAAAGTTATCCTCGATGTGAGGATAACTTTCAGTCCGTGCATTAAGCGTTAGGGGTATGCACGATAACGGCATGCACACCCCAGACATTTTCCGCTTACTGCACAACTTATTGCGCTTCGGCACGATTGCCGCCGTTGATCATCAACGCGCTCAATGCCGGGTGAAGACGGGTGAACTCACGACTGATTGGCTAAACTGGGTTACGCTCGCAGCGGGGAATACGCGCACTTGGCAAGCGCCGACGCTGGGTGAGCAAGTCTTGCTACTGTCACCAGGCGGTGAGCTGAGCGCTGGCGTTGCGTTATGTGGGCTGTATTGTGATAGCTATGGTGCGCCGAGTCATGAAGCTAGCCTTCACCTGATGCAGTATCCCGATGGCGCAGTGCTTGCTTACGATCACGCGCAGCACACCTTACAAGTTAACCTTCCTGACAGTGGCGCGATTACGTTAAATACACCTGGCACGATCACCCTTAACGCTCCTCATACCGTCTGCACTGGCCATCTCACCGTACAAGGCCAACTGTCTTACGCAGGTGGGTTAGTGGGTAAAGGGGGAGAAGGTGCACAGATTGAGGGCAGTCTTCACGCAAGCGGAGATATTCAAGCAGGCGGCCTGAGCCTCGCCCATCATCGACACGGCGGCGTAGAAGCGGGTGGCAGTCTGTCAGGGGAGCCGCAATGAGAGGCATGCACCCGCGCACGGGCCGCACGCTAACCGGCTACGCCCATCTTATTCACGCTATCCAACGCATTCTCACTACCCCAATCGGTTCTCGCGTCATGCGGCGCGAGTTTGGCTGTGATCTGACTAATCTCATTGACGCCCCCAACCATGCGGCCACGCATGCCCAACTTTATGCAGCCGCCGCTACGGCGCTGATGCGTTGGGAGCCACGTTTACGCGTCGAGCGGGTGCAATTGACGCTACCCGCTGACCCAACTAGCCCAACCCTGCTGCAAATAGATGGTGTCAATCTAGCGAGTGGCTCTTCCCTGACAACGAGCATTGCGTTAAGCAAGGGCAATGCTTGATGAATACGCACCTCCCGATAGATCTTTCCCGCTTACCAGCCCCGGACGTCATCGAGCCACTGAATTACGAAACGCTCTTCGACCAACGTAAAGCCGCCCTGATTGCGTTACTTCCGCAAGACCAGCAAAGCGAGTTAGCCGCCACGCTTGCGTTGGAATCCGAACCGTTAACGATGCTCTTACAAGAGAGCGCTTATCGTGAATTACTGCTGCGTCAGCGCGTGAATGAAGCGGCGCAAGGGGTGATGCTGGCTTATGCCCAGCGCAGTGATTTAGACCATCTCGCCGCGCTGTTAGGCATAAAACGATTGATTATTCAACCAGCCAACGCTGACGCCTTACCCCCCACCGAAGCCGTACTCGAATCAGACGCCGCTTTGCGTGAGCGCACACAAGGCGCATTAGAAGGATTTTCAACGGCGGGGCCACGAGGCGCCTATGTGATGCACGCGCGCGCCGCTGATGGCCAGGTGTCAGACGCGAGCGCCATCAGTCCTAGCCCGGCCTCGGTAATCGTCACGATCTTAGCCAATCAAGGCGATGGCACCGCCTCGCAGGCACTCCTCGACACGGTAGCCGCCGCGTTAAACGATGAGACGATTAGACCGCTTGGCGACAGACTCACTGTGCAATCCGCTGAGATTATTTCGTATGAGGTTAAGGCAACGCTTCACCTCATGCACGGGCCAGAGACTGAGCCTATTTTGGCGCAAGCCAACGCACGCTTAATTAACTATGTGACTCAACAGCGCCGCTTAGGGCGGGACATTCGACGTTCGGCGATCTTTGCTGCGCTCCATGTCGAGGGTGTTCAACAAGTCACGTTAACCGCTCCTGCCGAAGATTTACTGATTCAAGCGACCCAGGCTGCTTTTTGCACGCAAGCCACGCTCAAAACCGGGCGGGATGATGATTGAGTCTTTATTGCCCCCCAATGCCACGTCGCTTGAACGGGCGACCGCTCAAGCTTGCGCGGGGATGGCGGATTTATCGATACCGTTGCGTGACTTATGGCAACCCGCTACGTGTCCCGCTTCCTTACTGCCTTATCTCGCGTGGAGCTTATCGGTGAACTATTGGGATAGCCGTTGGCCTGAGGCGACCAAGCGCGCCGTGATTCAAGCGTCCTGCTTGATGCACCAACGTAAAGGCACGCTTTGGGCTTTACGCCAAGTTCTCGGCCCCTTGGGCTATCGCCTTGAGATAACGGAGTGGTGGCAACACAACCCGCCAGAACGGCCAGGCACCTTCCGTCTGACCCTCTCGACCCAACAGGGAACCAGCGAGTTAACCCGCCGTGAAATTGAACGACTGATTGAAGAAGTCAAACCCGTTAGCCGTCATTTAATCGAGCTGAGTCTGACATTTGATACCGCCGGCGTGCTACGCGCAGGCCTAGCGAGTCTGCATGGCGACATCCTTACCGTTTACGCCTATACCCCTCAGACCATCTCTAGTGAGGGGGCGCCCACTTGGCGCAGCGCTGTCCACACAATGGATACCTTGCATTGCTTTTTTTTATCTCAACCACGCTCAACGCTCGGTCTTCTCAATTGGGCGAGTGCTGTTCACACCATCGATATTTTACGTTGCACCTGATGAAACCTATTTACTTTGCTCTCCTCACCGATCAAGGCGAAGCCAAACTCGCCCAAGCCATCGCGAATAAAACGACCCTCAAGCTCACTGAGATGGCCGTCGGAGACGGCGGCGATGCGTTACCTCAACCTGATCGCCAGCAAACAAGCTTAGTGAATGAACAACGACGTGCCGCGATTAATACGCTCTTTGTTGACCCTATTAATACGCATCAGCTCGTCGCCGAACAAATCATTCCTGAAGATGAGGGCGGCTGGTGGATACGTGAGATTGGCTTATTTGATGAAGACGGCGACTTATGCGCGATTGCCAATTGCCCACCCACTTATAAACCCAAGTTGGCTGAAGGTTCAGGGCGAACCCAAATTATTCGCTTAGTGCTAAGCGTCACCAGTACCGATGTCGTTGAACTCAAGATTGACCCAGCGATCGTGCTCGCCACACGCCAGTATGTTGATATAGCGATTAGCCAAGCGGTGACACCGGGTACGTTGCGATTCTTTGCGCATCCTACCGCACCGGCAGGTTATTTAATCTGCGATGGGGAGGCTATCTCACGTCATACCTACGCGGCCTTGTTTGAAGCCATTGGGACTTGCTTTGGTGAAGGCGATGGTGAAACCACGTTTAATTTGCCGGACTGTCGCGGCGAATTTATCCGTGGTTGGGATAACGGCCGAGGCATCGATGCTGAGCGCGTATTTGGAAGTCATCAAGCGGATAGCTTAGCGAAGCACACTCACGAAGCTTCGATAGCAGAAGCCGGCGGACACAATCATGGCGGCGCAACTTCGACGAATGGAGAACATACGCATGCTTTAGATGCTAGGTTTGCGGGAGGTGGCGGCGGTGGCGGAACTGACCTCAATAGCGTTTATGGCAAAGATGCCCGAACACAGCCTGATGGTATTCACCAACACAATATTAATGATGACGGTGCGCATCAGCATGCAATAACAATTCACAAAACCGGGGGCAACGAAACACGACCGCGCAATGTGGCGGTGCTCATCTGCATTAAATATTAGCTCGCCTAAGTTTTCCAACTAAGCTTTCCCAACGAGAGTAAAAAATGCGGCAACTTATTATTCGATCTGCCCTTTATCCCTATTTGGCGCTCGCGTCATTGCTTGCCACGCTCTTTGCCATGCTCGCGGTGAACTGGTGGGCGCCGTTGTTCATCGATGAGCAAGGCAATCTCCCGCGTTGGCTGAAGTGGTTTCAGCCGTTCGACGCCTCACTTAATGAAGCGTGGCAAGGCGGCTATCTTGATTCATCGTGGGGCGCATCTCCTTTTAAACGCTATCTCTCACGCGTTTATTGGCTTTATCGCAATCCCGCTTATGGCTTTGATTATTGGCTGTTTGGCTTGCCGTTCAATCCTGAAGAATGGCGCGTGCTCTACTACACAGAGACACCCGAACTTGTCCTCTTCTTCGCGATTGGCAACGGTTTTAATCTTTATTACCACGGTCGTTTTGGCATGCTGAAACTCGGTTGGAAAGCGTGGAATCGATGGGACGGTAACGGCTGGGAAATGCCGAATTGGCAACACTATGCCCGTATCCCGTTGTGCTTCACCGTCAGTCCTTTTAAACGCCGCATTCCCGCTTAATCCAACGTAAGGAAAATCACGATGCCAGCTGACTATCACCACGGCGTGCGGGTTATCGAAATCAATGAAGGTAGCCGCCCCATTCGCACCGTTTCCACGGCCGTCGTTGGCCTGGTGGCTATCGCGAGTGATGCAGATGCCCAAGCCTTCCCGCTGAATACTCCTGTTCTTCTCACTAATCTAATGACAGCCATCGGCAAAGCCGGCACCAAAGGTACACTCGCCCGCACGCTTGAAGCTATCGCCGCGCAAACCCAGCCTTTAACGATTGTCGTGCGCGTCAATGAAGGCAAAGATGAAGCGGAAACGACCTCTAACGTGATTGGCACGGTGAACGCCAAAGGCCAATACACCGGCTTGCAAGCCTTACTGATTGCGCAATCTCGCCTCCAAGTGAAACCAAGGATTTTAGGGGCGCCAGGGTTGGATTCTTTACCCGTAGCCACTGCCTTAGCCTCACTCGCGCAAAAGCTACGCGGTTTTGCTTATGTCTCCGCCTATGGCGCCAAAACCAAAGAAGAAGCGGCCACTTATCGCAAGAATTTTGGCCAACGTGAACTCATGGTGATCTGGCCTGATTTTGTGAATTGGGACACCAGTAAAAATAAATCGATGCCGATAGCAGCCACGGCGGCCGCCCTAGGTCTGCGCGCCAAGATCGATGAAGAAACCGGCTGGCATAAAACCTTATCGAATGTCACGGTGAATGGTGTTACTGGCATTTCTCAGGATGTCTTTTGGGATTTGCAAAACCCAGCGACCGATGCTGGTTATTTGAATGAGCACGAAGTGACAACCCTTATTCAGCAACAGGGCTATCGGTTTTGGGGCAGTCGCACGACCTCAAGCGACTCGCTCTTTGCTTTTGAGAACAGCACCCGTACTGCCCAAGTGCTAGCCGACACGATGGCTGAGGCGCATTTGTGGGCGATTGATCTGCCGCTGCATCCGTCTCTCGTACGAGATGTGATCGAAGGAATTAATGCGAAATTTAGAGAATGGAAAACCCAAGGATATTTGATCGATGGCTCGGCCTGGTATGACGACACCGCCAATACAAAAGACTCGCTGAAAAGCGGAAAGCTTCAGATTGATTACGACTTTACCCCCGTGCCACCGTTAGAAAATTTGATGCTACGTCAACGCATTACCGATCATTATCTGGCGGATTTTGCTCAACGAATCACGGCTTGAGGAGAAGACAAAAATGGCACTCCCCCGCAAACTCAAAAACATGAACTTGTTTAACGATGGCAACAGCTATGTCGGCCAAGTGCTCGAAGTGACGCTCCCTAAACTCACCCGCAAAATGGAGGAATACCGAGGCGGTGGAATGAATGGTCCAGTACAGATTGATTTAGGTCAAGAAGCACTAGAAATCGAATGGACGTGTGGCGGCCTGATGCGAGAGGTATTGAATCAATATGGGATGGCTACGCATCATGGCGTGGCACTACGTTTTGCGGGAGCGTATCAACGTGAAGATACCGCCGCCGTGGATGCCATCGAAATTAACTTGCGCGGACGGCATAAAGAAATTGATTTTGGTACCGCAAAACTGGCTGATGACACCACCTTTAAAGTGTCAACGGTACTCAGTTATTACAAGCTGACGATCAATGGCGAAGACATCATTGAAATCGATTGTGTCAATTTCATTGAAAAGGTGAATGGCACTGACCGTCTCGCAGAAGTACGCAAAGCCATTGGGCTGTAGTTCACATTTTTAGGAGTCAGCAATGGCAAATACCCCATCAGCACAAACGATTCAACTCGATAGCCCCCTGCAACGCGGCGAGCAGGTGATTAAAGAGATCACGCTACGTAAACCTATCACCGGCGAATTACGTGGCACTTCGTTATCCGCTTTAGTCAGTTTAGATGTCGAGGCACTGCAACGTGTATTACCTCGTATATCAACCCCCACGCTCACGGAAGCTGATATTGGCCAACTTGACCCGGCCGATTTAGTTCAATTGGGGGGCGCGTTTGCGAGTTTTTTATTGCCGAAAGCGCTGCAAACCAATATGGCTTACCCAACCGAGTAGAAAGTGCAATAGCGGATGTTGCGATGGTTTTTCATTGGTCTTTAGAGTCCTTGCAAAGTATGAGTCTTAATGAGCTGATGATGTGGCGCGAAGAAGCGCGTTTGCGAGTCGAAAAAGATGAGTCAGAATGAGCTAAAACTGCGCGTGTTATTTGATGTGATCGACCGCGCTACGAAGCCACTTAAGGCAGTGTTGCAGGGAAACCGCCAACTCGCGCAATCTTTTAAAACGTCGCACGAGCGCCTAAAAGCACTCAATCGCGCACAAAAGGAGTTAGCCTCGTTTCGGTCTTTACGAGACGGCATGCGGCAGACTTCGGAAGCCCTTAAAACGGCGCAGCAGCGTTTGCAAGCCCTGAGTGAGCGCATCAAAGCCAGCGATGCGCCGACAGTGGCGATGACGCGCAAGTTTAGTCAAGCCAGCATTGCTGTTACCCAACTCAGCCAACACTATCAAATCCAAGGCAGTCAGCTTAAAGCCTTGCAGAATCGACTTACGACGGCTGGCGTTCAGACGGGCCGATTAGGCGAACATGAGCGCCGGCTGCGTACCGATATCAGTGCCACGAATACCGCGCTTTCTTCGCAACAAGCCAAATTAAACGCAGTCGCTGCGAGCGAAAAAAAATTATCTGTCGCTCGTGAACGCATGCAGAAGATGCAAAGCGGTGCCGCGCATCTGGCGGTAGGGGGTTATGCGACTCGCACCACCGGCTTACGCGCCCTTGGCTCAGTGAGTCATACGTTGGGGGAGGCGAAACAAACGCAAACCGAAGTTCAACGCATCCATGCGCTCGGCTTAGGCAAAGCGATCTCAGCGGACGCCGTTCGATTTGCGCAAGGCATGCAAACGGTCGGCACCAGTACCGCAGAGAATTTAACGCTAGTGCGCGATGCCATGACGGTCTTTGCTGATTTACCGCATGCGAAATTAGTAGCCCCGACGCTCGCTAAAATGAAATTTGCGAATGAAGCGCTTTACGGCGGAGAAGACGCAGCGGCCAATGAGCAGCGACTCATGAATATGCTCAAGGTCATCGAATTACGCGGCGGATTAGCGAGTGAGTCACGCTTTAAAGCTGAAGCCGACTTCACACAAAAGGTATCCACTGCAACAGGCGGCCGGGTCGGCTCCGAGCAATGGCTGGAACTGATTCAAACCGGCGGGGTGGCCGCTAAGCAAATGCGCAGTGATGCGTTCTACTATCAACTTGAACCGCTTGTGCAAGAGATGGGCGGCCATGCGGTAGGTACCGGCCTCATGTCGGCGTATAGCAATCTCTATCAAGGCAAAACCACCGTTAAAGCCGCCAAAGAGCTGCAACGCTTGGGATTAATCGACCCCAAAAAAGTGGTCTACAACAAAATCGGCATGCTCAAAGAGTTTAAGGCTGGTGCACTGCAAGGCGGAGAATTATTTAAACAATCTCCGCTCGAATGGCTTGAACAAGTCTTACTCCCCGCTCTCGCTAAAAAAGGGATTACGCAGCCTGATCAAATTAAAGACGTTATTGCGACGATTTTTAGTAATCGCACAGCGTCGAATTTGTTTACGACCCTCTTTATGCAGCGTGCACAAATTCATAAGAGCGCTAAATTGAATGCAGGGGCCGAAGGCATTGAAGCACTCAATCAACGCGCGTTGAACACGGCACGGGGTAAGGAAATTATTTTATTAGGTAAATTGCATAACCTGAAGTTGGCCTTAGGGGAGCAAGTCTTGCCGCTGTATAACCGTGCGCTCGATAAAGTGACAAAAGGCATCGAACAGTTGAGCGCATGGATGCGAAAGCATGAAAAAGTGACCAAGCTATTAACGATTGGATTTGCCGCATTAGGCGTGGTGTTAGCGGCAGCCGGCACGTTAACGATTGCCTTAGCAGCGGCACTGGGGCCGTTGGCGATTGTTAAATTTAGCTTAGCGACATTGGGTATCAAATCGTTAGGCGTAGTACGGGCATTGAAAGCCGTCGGTCGCCTCTTTCCTTGGCTATGGGGGTTAATTGCGGCAAATCCTGTGACGGCTGTCATCATCGGGCTAGCGTTAGGCGCGCTTTATATCTGGCGCAATTGGGACAAGCTGGGGCCGATGTTTGCCAAATTGTGGGAACAGATCAAACAAAAGATGAGCGAAGCGGGCGACTGGCTCACGGAAAAATGGCAGCAACTTACCGAGGGCTTAAGGCAGCTGACAGACCGCTTTATCGAAATTGGTGCAGGTTGGATGCAAGGGCTCATGATCGGGTTTACGCAACAGCTGAACGCGCTGAAACAAACCCTCGTTGGTACCGCGAATAAATTAATGGATTGGGCGAAAGCTCCTCTCAGTCCGTCCGGTGCGTCGCCACTCTCAACGTGGGCCTTAGGCGGGGTGCCGCTGTCGATGAGTGAGCCTCAGCCGATGACGATGAGAACGGCGAGAAGCCCTACGCCTATCAATGGAGACACGATCAACGTCACGATTCAAGGCACGCCCGGCATGGACGCCACGGCGATCGCCCAGGCAGTTCGGGCTGAACTGGATAAACACCAGCGGGCTAAAGCCGCTCGCTTCGCTTCACGCTTTAGCGATTAGGGAGTCGGCAAGATGATGATGGCCTTAGGCCCGTTTGGCTTTAGCCTAGTGACGCTCGCACCGCTAACGTTACAACGGCAAACCACCTGGCGCCACGCCAGCACCGCCAGAATTGGTGCGCGGCCAACCTATCAATCTGTCGGCCCAGGCGAAGAGATGATTACGCTTACCGGTTTACTCGCGCCAGAATTAACTGGGATGTTGATCTCGCTTGATTACTTAGAAGTGATGAAACAAACCGGACAAGCTTATCCGCTGGTCAATGGCTTAGGGCAGGTCTATGGGAACTTTGTAATTGAATCCTTGGCGCAGAATCAAAGCTACTTGACCCTATACGGTACCGCGCAGCGCATCGAATTTACGCTAGGGCTGAAGCGGGTCGATGATTACGGAGTAGCTTAGTTCATGGCTCATCCTATTCCAGCGTATCAGCTTGTGCTTAATGAAGAAGATCTCACTTCTCGTATCGCACCTCGACTAACGAGTCTGAATTTAACCTTATGTCGCGCTGAGGAAGCCGACCAATTAGATGTCGTGTTTGATGATCATGATGGCAGGTTAGACATTCCCGAGCGCGGCGTGTCGCTGGCGGTGGCGCTCGGTTGGGCAGCATCAGGGCTGATCCCGCAAGGCACCTTTATCGTGGATGAAGTCGAGCATAGCGGCGCGCCTGATGTGATAACCGTGCGGGCGCGTAGTGCTCCCCTGACAGACAGCCTCCATACCCGACGTGAGCAAAGTTGGCATCAAGTCAGCTTACCCGACATCGTTAACACCATCGCCGCCCGCCATCATCTGGCCCCCAAAGTCGCGGCGGCTTTCTCGACGATCAATCTAGACCATATCGATCAAACCAACGAAAGCGATTTAAGCTTTTTAACGCGACTGGCGCAACGCTACGATGCGGTGATGACGGTCAAACAAAATCTTTTACTGTTTATGCCGATCGGTGCCGCGCAAACCATGAGCGGTAAGCCTTTACCTCTCCTTAAGTTAAGCCGACAAGACACGACGCAACACCGCTATCACATCGCGCAGCGCGAAAGCTATGCAGGCGTGCGTGCCTATTGGCATAGCCTCAAGGCAGCGCAACGGCAGTCAGTGATCGTGGGGGGAGATAATCGTCACAACTTAAAAGTATTGCCAGAGCAATATGCTACTCGTGCTCAGGCACAAGCCGCAGCACAAGCCGAATGGCAACGCATCCAGCGTAGCCAAGCCACGTTAAGCCTTTCTCTTGCAATGGGGCGAGCGGATTTCTTTCCAGAAATGCCAGTGAGGCTCACCGGCTTTAAGCCCGAAATCGATAAAACGTCATGGCTGATTGCGCGGGTGACGCATACCCTCAATGAGGGGGGCTATAGCACCGCACTGGAATGTGAAGTGCAGGATGACCCGGCGAGCGCTCGGCATCGACGGCAGTTTCGACGGGGGAAGGGGCGATAACTTAGAAAGACACAGGGCGCGTTTAGTTGCTCTCTTGTTTGACTGCTATCCAGTGCGCAATGCTTCGCTCCATATTAAAAATACATTCGCATTGTCGATTGTTAGGCATTACAACAGAACTTCCTACTGAATAGGCGCGGCCTTCAAAATCACATCGGTGCATCATCCGGTACATAGAATCTGAGGTCGCATGACTGTCTGCGATAACTAATAAGGTTTTAGCACTGATGGCAAGAAGCAGCACACACACCGCCCCCAAGGCCAGCCGCGTTTGTTTAAGGTGATGACTGATTTTAGTGCAGTGCGTACAAAATCCAGCACGCTCGTCTTCAGCCACGGCTAATGACGCGCCTTTCCCTATTTGGTTCATGTATTGATCAAGTGAGGCCATGACCTCTTTATATCGATCTCTTGGTAGATCGCGTATGACTTCTATGCCGTAGTCTCTTAAGATATCTGAATAAATCGTGCGTCGCTCAATCGCTGTTTTTTCGTTGACCTCATAGACTTTAGTGGAAATCGCTTTACGCTGTAATTCAGTAATGGTTTTCGGCTGGGCATCATCGGCCATCTTGATATTGACTGTATTACTTAAGCGGTGTTGAGGCGCTGAGTTAATAATGTCCTGACCTGCAACTTGTCCTACATCTCCCGTAATTTTTTGCTGCACTATGCCTGCCCTTGTGAAGGTTTGACTGACTGTAAACAAAATCGATGATGTTCAAGCGCACCGCATTACGAGCGGGGCTTCTTTTTTCCGTTATCCGCAAAAGTAAACGCATTCGGCTTGTCGTTTGTGATATTTCCACCCGCTTGCTGACCGACACTACCGCTAACCGTTTGCGTCACGCTACCCATACCCGAACCCGCGCTCAGCATCGCTAGTAGGGTTGCTTTAACGGCAAGGGGGGCCGCATGGTAAAGCCGCAGTAAATCTTGCTCGTCATTAGACAATGTTGCTGTACTAGTTAGGCGTTGCCCTGTGATGACATAGAAGATGTCTATCCCGGCCTCATGCCAATTTTTTAATTTACGTAAATCCGGCGCACGCTTACTGCTGGTGTAAAGATGATAAGAAGCCACTGAAACCCCGCCCGCCGCTGCCATCGCTGGCGGCTTCTTTAAACCTATACGCTTTCCTTCTTGTTCTAGTCGCTCTCCAAAATCCATATCTGTATCCATACTTTAAATTTTCACTATTGTAGAAATTTCTAATTAAATATTTACAATAGTAGATTATTTGTGCTTTAATAATTCACTATTGTTAATAAAAAGATAGATTCTTATCTTTTTGCAAGATTATCACAGAATTTTATCGTTTGTTCGCTGAGCGGAGATAGAAGTTATGCGTACTGTTGTGCATTGCCCTTGCTGTGAAGGCCGCGCCAAAGTGCAAACGAGCACTGTATTAAGTCCCTCGCTAAGCAAGCATTACTGCGCCTGTCGTGACCCTTTTTGCGGATGTACCTTTGTTGCCCATTTTGAAACGGTATATATCTTGTCGCCTTCGGGGAAACCTAACTCCGCTGTTCAATTGCCTATGTCTGCCCGTGCATGGGCGCATAAACAAAAGCAAGCTGAATCCGACTAGCAGAATTTACCGCTATTCAAGACTAAATAAAAACGGTTTCTTTTCACTTTTCCCTAATAAGGCGAGGCCATCATGCAAGCCAAAGAAAAACTTTGTAAGGTAGCACTAGCTTTTCTCATCAAACATCAAGCGGAACACTTAAGTCGTGATCGACGATTTTTAGTTAAACGCTGCATCGAACATTTGATTGATATAGCGCAAGTTTCAGCGTGTACCGCCGAAGATATCGCCTTACAAGCTATTGGTGAACTTGAATCGTGTGGGCGGCGCGAATATATCGATTTAGTCCGCACTACGTCCTATGCTGTCTTTGTGTATGACCCGCTAACGGGAAGAAAACGGGTCTTTACGGTGGCTGATTTAATGAAGTTGGTACGCACGCCAGCGTTAGCCAGCCAGCCTGTCCCTAGTAGCCGTGAGCGGTTAGCGGGTCAGTTTGAACAAGTTAAATCTTTCGTTTGCTAGTCCTGAGTCATGCAGCCTACCTTACATGCACGACTGACAGAATACTTATTAGCCGACTATGGTTTTAAGGTTAAATCTGCCTGGTTACAAAAAGGCCGCTGCCCAGAATGTGGCAAAGAAGAACTTTTCACCTCTGCTGAGCATCCTTGGGTTTTACGCTGTGGACGCTTGAATCATTGCGCTTGGGAAGGCGATGTGAAAGAGCTATATCCCAACTTGTTTAATACCTGGTCTGAGCAGTTCCCGGTCGTTGAACATAATCCCAAGGCAGCAGCGGATGCTTATTTGCAGTATGCACGGGGCTTTGATCTTAAGCGCATTCAGGGCTGGTATACGCAAGAACACTACTGCGATAGCAAGTTAAAAATCGGCAGCGCGACGATACGATTTACCGTGGGTGATACGTTTTGGGAAAGGCTAATCGATCAACCGGAACGCTTTAGCAAGAAAGCGAACTTTAAGCCGGGTGGACGTTATGCTGGGTTATGGTGGCAACCGCCTACATTGAATCTTTCGACGGTTAAAGAGTTGTGGCTCGTTGAAGGTATCTTCGATGCGATTGCGCTTGATCATCATGGCATCGCCGCCGTGGCTTTACTTTCATGCACTAATTACCCCCAGCAGGCGCTATCAACCTTGCTGACCCAATGCCAAGGTAATCAACCTCGCTTAATTTGGGCGCTCGACAGCGACCAGGCGGGACAAAAAGGCATCCTAAAAGGTGTGCGCCAAGCGCGCAAAGCCGGTTGGGCATGTGAAGCCGCACAAATTCCTCAAAATACTCAAAACAAACTCGATTGGAATGATTGCCACCAGCGCGAACGACTGACTGAAACAGATATCAAAGAATACCGTTATCACGGCGCGTTATTGCTTGCTGAAAGTCCTATTGAGCGAGCGAGGCTTTTATATCAAAAGAATGGCGTATCTGAGTTTATTCTCGATTATCAAAAGCAGCTTTATAGCTTTTCTCTCAATCGAGCCAAGCTTGATAGGATGCTTGAGCATAAAGGGAAGGGAGAGGAGGGGGAAGCGGTTATTTTTCAAGCCGCATCAAAGCTTACAGTGATTGCTAATTGCATCCCTAAAGTTCTCTATTACCAGGCTGATAACAACGCTGATAAATCTTGGTACTGCTTCGAGATTAGCCAGCCTAACGGTTGCACCGTTCAAAATACTTTTACTGGCGCCCAAATTGCCACCGCAAGCGAATTTAAAAAACGGCTTTTGTCGGTTGCGCCACTCGCTTTTTATTCAGGGACAACGCGCCAATTAAATCATTATCTGCAAGAGCAAACTAGGCAGCTTGCTTGGGTAAAAACACTCGACTTCATCGGCTATAGCCGGGAGTATGGCTGCTATATTTTTGATACGGTCGCCGTTAAAAATGGACGAGTGATTGAGCTAAGTCAACATGGCTGCTTTGAACTCGGCACACTTCGCATAAAAAGTATAAACCGTGAAGAGATTTTCACCATTTCACGAGATAAACAAACGGCGCATTTATGGCTAGATAAGCTGTGGCAATGTTTCGGTGGAAAAGGGTTGGTTGTTCTTGCTTTTTGGTTTGGTGCACTGTTCGCAGAACAAATACGCGCCCATACAAAAAGCTTTCCTTATCTTGAGATTATCGGTGAGCCTGGCGCAGGTAAATCAACGCTGCTTGAGTTTTTGTGGAAGCTACTAGGACGAGCTAATTACGAAGGCATTAACCCGGCAGGTTCGTCTTTATCCGCGCTCACTCGCAATTTCGCCAGAATCTCAAATTTACCTGTTGTGCTGTTAGAGGGTGATCATCGTGACCCGCATAACAGCTTTGCTTTAGATGCGCTAAAGATGGTCTACAACGGGCGTTGTGTACGTGCCGTTTCCGTCACCAATAATGGCAATGAAACAAAAGAGCCTGCCTTTCGCGGGGCTTTAGTCATTAGTCAAAACGCTCCTGTTGACGCAGGAGAAGCGATTCAAGAAAGGCTTATTTCGTTACGTTTTGATCGTAGCCAACATAGCGAGCATACGAGACGTTCAGCGAAAGCTTTAGAAACCATACCGCTTGAAAACATTAGCGGCTTTATTCTCCAAGCTATCACGCAAGAAACTGTCGTGCTCAACACTTTATATGAGCGCATTCCCATCTATGAGGCACAGCTTCATACCCATACTGAGATTCAGCTGCTTGCTCGCATTTCTAAAAATCATGCGTTGATATACGCCCTCATCGATGCATTAGCCGTCGTACTCCCGTTATCTCATGAGCAGAAAAAAGCCGCACAAACAGCCATCTTATGTGCGGCAGAAAATCGTCAGCGCTTTCTGAATAAAGAAGACGCTGTTGTAGAGGAGTTTTGGGATTTATTCGAGTATTTGGAAAGAGAAAGCACAACGCCGCGCCTCAATCATGCGAGCGACCCTGCCTATATTGCGATTAATTTTAATGATGTGGCGAGAGTCGCTAAAGAGCAGGGGCAACTTGTCCCTGAATTAAGCCGTTTTAGTGAAATAGGAAAACTCAAAGCACGCCTACGCACTAGCCAGAGGTATCAATTTATAGCGGTTAAAGCGGTGCGCTCAGCCATTCGCGCAGACCGTACCAGTAATTCTGCTTTACCGCTCACGATTAAATGTTGGGTCTTTAAACGAAATAATAATCTTGATTAATAAGGAGAATAATGTGCAGGAAAATGGCTTTGCGTTAGCAGAAGGCGCTTCACTACAAAATTTGGTAGAGAGAATTGATCGGCTTATTAGAGTGATGCCAATAGCTAAGATGAGCTTAGATGATCAGCTATGGGAACTTAAGGATATTGCAGAGTGGTTTAAACTTTCTGTGCCTACGGTGTATCGTTTTGTGGTGACAAGAGTCGATTTTCCTGTGCCGATTCAACCTTGCGGCAGCGATTCAGCGCAAAAGCGTTGGTTTGTGGGCGAGGTGGTTAAATGGGGTAGGCTAAACCAAAGCAAGCTACCCCAGCCTCGGCGAGGGCGTCCGCGTGGGCAGTAGGACTTACCCTAAGCGAAGCGCTATTTCTTCCGGCGTCGGATTGTAATAAATCATTAAAGATTTAAGATCACGATGCCCAATCATACGCGCGAGGTCTAATATCTCGAGCTTCCGAGCTAGTCGAGTCGTGGCCTCGTGGCGGGTATCATGAAAAGTTAAATCTTCAATTTCTACTTTGTCTCGCGCTTCGCGCCATGTGGTACAGAAAGAATCAGAGTTAATCGGGAAGCAAAATTCATCTTTTGCTGCCTCTCGTTGCAGCTTTAGCAGCTCGATTGCTTGGGTTGAGAGCGGGACTTTACGCCTATCTTCATTTTTAGACTCAGGAATGGTGAGGAAGCGTTTTTCTAAAAAAACCTTATCCCATCTCAACGCTAAAATTTCACTCTTACGCATCCCTGTTTCTAGGGCAAATAAAAAAGCCGCTCCAAGATGCTGCTTCATTAATTTGGGCGGTTTGCCCATTTCAAACTTAAGCGCAGCTAGTATTTTGTCTTGCTCTTCTTGAGAAATGCGGCGATCACGGGGAGGGGGATTTTTAGGACGCTCAACGCCTCTTACTGGATTGATTGAAATCCAGTTCCACTCGCTCCGCGCTACCTCAAACAACTTAGAAAGAAAATTAAGCTCTCGATTAACGGTAGAGGGAGCAACTTCTTCAAGGCGAGCAATTTTCCAGTTCGCAATATTCTTCGAGTTAATCTCTGATAATTTCTGGCCAGCCCAACTTATTTTTTCTTTGAAGGAATCTAATCTAATTTTTTCCCAACGCTTACCTTTTCTCTTAGGTAAAAGGGTTTTTTCAAACTCACGACATACGTCGTAAAAAGTTTTATTTTTTCCAAGAAGTGAAGGAGAGCTTGAACCAGCGGTACGCAGTTCGACTTCTTTTTGCGTCGCCCAGGCGGCAGCTTCCGCTTTAGTATCGAAGGTTTGAGAAAAGCGTTGGCCCTGGCGCGATACTTCCGCATACCAAGATTTGCCTCTTTTGCGATAGCTAGCCAT